ATAGATATAGAAATGATAACAGAATGATATATGATTACTATTACAGACCTTTAGAAGTTCGTCAATATACGCCAGTTAGAGGTGGAAGTGGTGGTGGCAGTAGTGGTGGCGGTGAAGGGGGTAGTGGAACTACCCACACAGGAACTGTGAGAAAAGATATATCTGATAGAAAGAAAACTTGGGGGAATAAGTATTAATGTTAGAATTTGCAATCATCCTTTTTTGGACTGGCCTTTTGATAGGGCCGATTGCATTAATCGCTAACTATTATGATAACCGTAAACAACAGGAGTTCAAATGTCAAAAAAAGAAAAACAAAACGAACCGACTCTTGTCCTTGATGATAAAGAGTACAACATCAATGACCTTGGGGATGACCAAAAGTTAATGGTCGCACATATCAATGACCTTAACCGTAAGGTCGATAGCGCCAGGTTCAATCTTCAGCAGATGGAGATTGGGCGGCAGGGGTTTGTAAATAGCTTAAAGGCATCTCTGGAAGAACCAGAAGCTGAAGCTTAAAAGCGTTTAAGGAGAAGCATGGCAGATTTCAATGTGCAAGAGTGGGGTATCGTTGGAGTGTTGATCACGCTATTCGCTGGTCAAATCATGTTTCTCCAAAAAACGCTCATGCGAAAGCTGGTGGAAGTATTTAATATTTCCATCAAATTAATAGATCGCTGGAATCGCAGTGATGAGGTTCGAGATAGAAGGCATGAAAAGCTAGTGGAAGAGCTAAATGATCTTGGGGATATAGTTATGGAGATCAAGGGATCAGTATCACGTATTAATGGAAAGAATTAAATGAACAAAGCAGCAATAGATGATTACAGGGTTGAAATGTTAGAGCGCATGGCAAGGTTGGAAGAGAAGCATCAGGCCCACTTCGAGGTGACAAAAGAGATCCGAGTAGATGTGAAGTCACAAAATGGCAGGGTGCGTTCTTTAGAGAACAAACAGCAGTGGTTCGCTGGATTACTTGCTGCGGTAACATTCGTATTCAGTAGTCTAATTGCATGGATTAAGGGAGCTAATTAAATGGAAGAATTTGTAAAGATTTTAGTAGAAAGATGGGAATATGTCATAATCGCTATTCTTGCGATTGATAAAGCAGTCGCCCTATCTCCTAGTACCTGGGATGATCTTTTATGGACATCGGTAAAAAAAGCAATATATAAAGTAGCAGGAAAATAAGATGCTCAAAAGAATGATAGGAAGATTAGTCAAAAAACACGGCATGAAGGGTCTGCTGATTATGATCGGTGACTGGGCGGTAAAGCAGTCCAAAAAAGAGTCCGATGATGAGGTATGGGAAATGGTCGTAAAGCCATTCATTGAAGATAACTTTTAATGCCGAGATTTGGTAGCCGTTCACGAAGAAGATTGAGGGGCGTGGATGCCAGGCTTGTTAGTGTTTTAAATGAAGTAGTAAAACACTATGATATTACGGTCTTGGAAGGAAAGCGGTCTGAAGAGCGCCAGCATGAGCTGGTGAGAAAGGGCGCATCCAAAACGATGAAAAGCAAACATCTTGAGGGAAAGGCTGTAGATATAGCCCCTTATCCTGTACCAAACTGGGAAGATACCTATCAATTTATCTATATGGCTGGCAGAGTAATGCAAGAAGCAGACCGCCTGGGAGTAGATTTAAGATATGGGGGAGACTGGGATAGAGACGAGACGGTAGTATCGGATCAGAAGTTTCAAGATTTGGTGCATTTTGAGATATATGAAAAGTAACCGAAAAGGGAGTAAGTGATGACACTATCTGAACAGATGCAATCCATGATGGATGAAATGAGGGCGATTAAGCTGTTAACTAAAAGCATTACCAAGGATATGGAAAATGATATATCAGTCGATTGCGTGAAGAAGATTGCAAATCTAATGATTATGATAGAAGGACTTCAGATCCCTGATATAGTCTGCCAATTTGAAGAGGTGGGCATGATGGAATATCTTAATGACACCCAAAGTGGACAAGCATAATGGCAACATATTTAGAATCATTTTGTAATACAACTACCGACCTGATGGGGGTAGAACCAAACATAGACAACTATGACCGTAAGAAATTAGTGCAAAACTTCGCTTCTTACGGAACCAACACATGGGCTGCTTATAACAGTGGCTATGTGTCTCAGAGTTATGTAGACGGCAAAGAGATGAATATGCAATCATCGGTAAACGATGTGGACAGTGCTGATGATGCTTATTACGATTCAGCAGCAGATGCTTTATATGTCTACAGCTCAGTAGACCCTGATAATCTAGTGTATGAAGCAGCAGAGGATTGGGCTACAGTCAAACAAAGAGTCGTGAATGAACAAGCGGATCGTATTCGCTCTTATATCAATCGACCAATATTTAAACGCAGTAAAGCAGAAGATCAGGGTGCATCCAGCCGTGAGTATGATTTTGTATTAATTAACAGTAATGCAGGGCTTGCCTGTGCAGATTTAATGCGATCTGTAGACCCAGAGAGAGCCCAGGACATCGAAGAGCGCTATATCTCGCCTGATGGCGATGGTATGTTAGACTTGCTTAAAAAAGGCGAGTATGCGCTTTGGCACGAATCCACCTACGAGAAAAATGAGGGTCGGGTCAGACCAGTGAGTGTTGGCGGTTCTACTACTGGTGGGATACTTGATACTAAAATTACATCCCTTCCATCTGTAGATTATGATGATGTGCGTGTCAAGATAACCGCTGGGGGAACCTTTACTTCTGGCACAGCTAATACTTCTGTTAAGTATTCAGTTTATGTAAAGAATGACACTGGGTTAGCCATTAATGAGGTAATCCAAAGTGAAGAGCTGAATGGTGATTACCAGGGAATGGCCTATGGTATGTATATCCGATTCGGTGAAGGTGTCTATACAACCAACGATGAATGGAGCATAATTGTCATGGGTATGCCTGAAGAACATGGCTCGGTAAAATCTGAGCAAGTAAGCAGGAGGTAGCATCTGGCTACACAATACACTTCCGTTCTCCGTGCTAATGTCATAGAACCGTTAGAGTCCTTGATCAAAGGTGAGTTCGATAAACTTCCAGTACACTACGATAAAGATTTTAAAAACAGGGGCAATTTCTTCCTTAGATTTATCCCTGTCCAGGATGAACTAGACCAACCGACTACTGAAGATCAGATCAGGATCTATGGTATTCTTTTAAGATTATACCGAAGAACACCGGGTGTATTCAGCAGGCGTAACAATCTTGAACAATTAATGAATTATGCAGACCGTGTTAAGCGTTTGATTGGAAACAATTCAAATTATAGCCCATCATCTACCTATAAGTGGAATGATGCGGTAATCACCTTTGTTAATTATGAACCAGAATTAGAAGATGATGAGATGAACTATCAAGTCGCAGACATCATGTTCAACTGCAATGTGCTAATATGATCACTTACGATAAGACATATAACGAGAATGTGTTGGATAACTTGAGGCTGATTATGGCACAAGAGTTTCGAAATGTTCCTATTCGTTATGATAAGATATATCGTGGTAATGCTTTCTTCCAATTAAGCCCCCAGAGGGACGAGATTGTAGAATTACGCTCTAATGGGGCTATTCGTGAATACTCGATACTTCTAACCTATAATGAAAAAGAACGTGGTAGGTACACCAAAAAACGCAGTTTAGATACTCGGATTGATGTTATTGAGCGACTGAAAGAGGTTTTAAGGGTTAATGTAGCCAGTATTGATGAATTCTCTAATTATGTCACCTCTGCTGGTAAATACTTTTTAACAAGTGACGGAGATCAGGTGCGCTTGGTCAAAAGGCCAATCCTGATAACCAGTATAGATAAATTCTTTATAACCTCGAATGGGTTATCGTTTACAGTATATCCAGGGGCGCAAAGCTACGAATGGCATAATGCGAGATTAGATTCTGTAAACTATGATTTAGAAAGTGAACACCCCTCTTACTTAACTGCAACTGTAGAGTTTAAATGTTTAGTGGAAGAGGCATATGCGTAAACGATTAAGGTATTAATGATGGCAAAATATAGATCAAATAAATTTATGAGTCAATTCGACAGTTACAAAGGTTTAAAGAAAGAAGACTGGGCAGCTTTTAACCGAGGAGAGGAAGTCGAACTTGATGAAGTGCCAAACGCAGCAAAAGATTTTTTAGAAAAAGTATATTCCAGTAAGAAGGAGTCCAAGTAATGCCATTAGACGGCGCAGCATATTCACCGAAAGAGTTTCAGTTAGCGTTAGTAGCTGAATCAACCATAGGCACAGCAAATGTAAGCTCAATGCAACTTGTTAATATTGACAGTATTGAGATGCCTAATTTTAATTTAACCCAAGTCCTAGATGTTCGCAGTGGGTCAAGTGGACGAGTATTCGATGTGGACGATGCGCTCATTGACGAGAAAGGCGTTACAAAGGAAATCACTTTTTCTGGTGTGTTTGATACAACTATTGCGCCATTGTTAGTGCAAAATTGCATTGGACTTGTAGAGGCAAGTGATGTAGTAACTATCCCTGCCGCCTATACACCGCCAGAACTTGAGACTGGAGATGCCTCTTCAATTACGATTGCAGATACAGTCACCATAGCTGTGATCTCACCAGCCACTTCTGGTGGGAATCGCTCTATTATATTCCCAGGCTGTACGATTACTTCTTTATCGATTTCTGGAGATATGGCGAATGAATCAGGTAGACTAAAATTTACAGCGACAGCACGCACAGGATACATTAGTAGCTTTACTCAAGCTGCACCATCAACCCCCACCGCATACGGCACAAGTTTCTATTCTTTGGCAACTTTAGCAGGAACAGCAAAGAAAACGATTGCTGGTGCTGAAGATTGTGTTATCCAAAGCTTTTCCCTGAATTTAGAGAATCCCTCTGAATATCTAGGCCAAGGGGATGGTAGTGGTAATCCAGAGTCGATTGTCAGAGCTGTGCCAGAATTGAGTGCAACCTTAGATGCTACTGTAAAATATGATAATCAGACAGCAGAATTGCCAACCACAATGAAAGCTGGAACTACAGTGATCTCAAACCTTGCTAATCACGCAACGATAGCAAGTGCAAGTAGCTTTGCCTTTATAGGCAGTTATGGTAAGATCACTAATGTAGCATATAACGAAGCCAATGCGATGATGTATGATGTATCGGTCAAGTTTGGTGCATCTGGAGCAAATGCGATGTTGGCTGTTAGAACATAAAGAATTATGATAAAAACCCCACATGGCGAATTTGACATTCGCCCAATCACCTTTGGTGAACGTAGAGAATTACACCGTTTGGAAATGAAAGTGTTTTGGGATGAAGAAATAGAGCGCGATGCCTACTTTGACCTTTTAAACTGGTGTATGAAAAAAGCCTTCCAAAACCCCGAAGAAACCCTAAAAGACCTGGATGATGCACAGATAGACGAAGTGCTTAATGAGGTCTATTTAGAGTATAAAGGTTTGTCAAAAAAAAAGAAACCAAAGTCAGGATAGCTACCTGGTGTAACTTCTTCGGATGGGGAAATAGTCTTTTCCCTGTTAAATTCAAATCTTACGAAGCCCAAAGCCCGACCTTATCAAAGGTGATCACATTCACCGAAGATGAGATTTGGGCTGAATGTCAGCGCATCATAGCTGAAGATAAACACAATAAATTCTCATTGGGTCAGAACTTATACTATAACCTCAATTTCTTCTGTAACCCTAAGTTCTTTATTGACAATGAGATAGAGGGATATGTAGAAGATTATTTTGTATCAACCAAATTCAATTTACCTCTATCACAAACCCTTCACGAAGCTGATGCCAAAACCATTGACATCTTTCGCCTTATTAGTGAAGAGATTAGTGCTTGTGAGAAACGATCAAGGGAAATGAATAATGGCAAATAAATTTGTAATTGAAGTCAGAGCTAAAGGGTTTACGAACCTTGAAGGTCAGTTAAATAAAGCCAATGGTGCGATGGACAGATTTGGCAAAAAAAGTCAGAGAGCTGGGAAGCACGCTTCTGGCATGAGAAAAACCATTGCTTTAGTTCGTAATAGTGTTCTATTGTATACATTTGCCCTTACAGCAGCAGTTAGAGCTATTGGAACGCTTGTAAGTTCATCGGCAAAATTTGAAGCAGTTAAAACACGATTGGTTGGATTAACTGGTAGCGTTGAAAAAGCTAACAAAGCATTTGATGTTTTTAATCAAGTCGCAGCTACTACACCTTTTAGTTTAGATGATGTGGTTAATGCTGGAGCGCAGTTAAAAGCGTTTGGTGCAGATGCAGAAGCCTTAATTAAACCGATTACTGACCTTGCAGCATTTATGGGTACGACTGCTACCGAGGCTGCTAACTCTTTTGGTAGAGCCTTTGCTGGCGGTGCTGGTGCTGCTGATATTTTACGAGAGAGGGGTATTCTTAACTTAATAAAATCCTCTCAGGGTTTAAAAGATTTATCCAAGACAACTTTACCTGAGTTTCGTGAAGCTTTAATATCCTCAATCCAAGATCCAACTATAGGAATAGAAGGAAGTACCGAGAGATTATCTAAAACCACAACAGGCGCAGTCTCTAATATGGGTGATGCTTATACTCGATTAGCTGTCGTTATTGGAGATAAATTAAAGCCTACCACCGATGCTACTATAAAAAGCTTAACAAACCTCGCAGAAGGTACAATTAAGATTATTGAAGGTGACACAAGAACGAGAGCAGAAAAATTAGTAGATGAATTAGAGATATTAGAAGGACAATTTATCCTAAACACTAAAGCGATGGATCCAGTGACCCAGGCATCGTTGGACTTAGGGGATGCACTCGATATGGCAATGGCAGGGTCTAGTGCCTTATATAGCGCTAATAAGGATTATGTAGGGGCATCTCCAGAATTACAAGCTTCTTTAATTAAAGAAAATAGTGCGATAGTTACTAAAAATAATCTTTTACAAACGAATAAAGAAAGAATACTTGAACAAACTACTACGATTCTTAATGAACTTGCAGCGATGGAGTATAAAAACACAGCTTTAGAGTATCAAGCACAAGTGTATCAAAAATTAGTGGATTCTATTGAGAATGTAGTCGCAGTAGAAAATTTGCACCTTACGAAATTAGAGCAAGTAAAAGAACTTAAACCTCTTGATCCAGTTACAAATGCATTCAAAGTTTTAGATAGCACACAAAAAACAGCAATAGGCATGACACAAAAGTTATCCGATACGTTTGTTCAAGCTGGGATTCACGGTCAAAATATGGGGGATGCTGTAAACACTGCCCTAAAATCCATAGCAGCAGAAATATTATCGCAGGCTGTGGTATTTGGGCTTATGAAAACTTTCTTTGCCCCAGCATCGATTGGATTTGGGTTCGGTGATTTTTTAGCTAAGTCTTTTGGTATCGGTCACTCTGGCGGTGCAGTAACAAAGAAAGGTGTTCAAACTTTTTCCAGCGGTGGAATAGTGAGCGGCGCAATTACACAGAATGGTGTACAAGCTTTTGCCGGTGGCGGCACGGTGCGCGGTAGAGATGATGTCCCTATCTTAGCCCAGGCTGGAGAGTTTATTGTTAAAAGGGATTCAGCGCAGTCCATTGGTCTTGATACATTAAGACAGATGAATGAGACAGGCCAGCCGTCCAGTAATATAGTAGTTAACATTCACGGCGGTGTGGTGCAGGATGATTTTATTAGAAACGAACTAATACCCG